TATATTTTAAATAAAACTATTTAAAAAAAAATATATTATTTATTATATATATAAAATGATGAACTTGACTTTACCCAAATGCGATGTTAAACAATATCCTCAATATAATGGATTTGACCCACAATTCTTCTTTGATGTCATCTTACCTCATAGGAAGAAGTTAAATGAGAAAGGAATTTTGACTTGTCCTTTCAACTATGGTTATAAGTTACAGAATACAGAAGATAAATATGGTAAAAAAATATATCCTTGGAGTGCTTGGAAGAAGGGTGATGCACTCAAAAGTATCCAATTACCTCACGAAAAGAAACCATTTAACTATATTGTTAAAACTGGAAAAGTAAATGGATTTCTAGTTATTGATTATGATTTCCCAAAACATGATGATGGTGAGATTGATGGATTAGAATGGTTACGAAGTATTCTACCAGAAGACCACCAATTTTGGAATACCAAACAAGTTAAAACAGCTAGTGGTGGAACTCACTTTTATTTGAAATATGATGAAAGATTTAAGATTGGAACAACTAGATGTATTTATTTGAATGGTTCAAAAAGTAAAATTTCACTTGATATGAGAACAGATGGATGTTGTGTTATTGGTGAATATTCAGTTAATGAAAAAGGTGTTTATATTCCAGATGATAAAAGTTTTGAAGATATTTTAGATATTCCAGAAGAATTAGTCCCATATCTTACTAAACCATTACCACAAAATTCTAATATTGTAAATCCTAATACACAAGTATCAGTTGAAAATTTAACAGCATCTAGTAACGAACAACAGATTACAGCTGATAAAATAAAATACATTAATTGTTTGAATGGAAATGAATATATCTTTGGAGAACATGGATTATGGTGGGATTTAGCAAAAATTTGTGCTACATTCTATAATTTTACATACTTTCTACAAATCTCACAAAATGCTCCTAATTTCACATCTATAAGTGATTGTAAAAGTAAATTTGAAGATGCTAAACAACATCCAGTTTCATTTGGATTACTAGTTAATATTATTAAAGAAAATTTACCAATTGTTTATCAAGAAGAATTTGGTTACATTAATCAAAATATTTACAAGGGTGATGAAGAAGGTTTTAATCAAATCTTATATCATACATACAAAGACCAGTTCAAATATGACAGCACTAATTCAGTTTGGTATGAATGTGTTGAGGGTCTTTGGTTCAAAAGAGATAAAGATAATCTTGTAATGAAAAGATTAATAGCTGATGATATGGTAAATGTTTTTAGAAAGAAAGAATATTCATTAGCTAAAAAGAAACTTGAAATACAACAAAATAAAAATATTAGTGAAGAACAAAAAAAACAAGACCTTGAATTATATGAAAAATTAACTGAAACAATACAAAAACAAATTGGTTGGTGTAGAAGTAACAATAAAAGAGCATCTTTTGTTAATGCTGCAAAAGATTTATTTTATGATTATGATTTCTTAACAAAACTTGATAGTATTGAGTATAGCGGTCATTTATTCTCATTTACAAATGGTTACATAGATTTGAATGAATACCATGATAATAAAGAAATTATCTTCCATAGACATCAACCAGAAAATTATGTAAGTATGACTTGTGGATATGATTATACACCACTAGACCAACTTGATAATGATATTATGACAAGATTACTAGATTGTGTAGAAGGTATTATGCCTAATGAAGAAGATAGAAATTATTTATTACAATCTCTTGCTACTTGTTTAACAGCTGGTAATGATAATGAAATTATCTTAACCGCTTATGGTAAAACTGGTGGTAATGGTAAAGGATTATTATTAAGTGAATTAATGTGTCGTGTATTTGGTTCATATTCTGGAACATTCAAAACAGCAAATATTGTTGGTAAGAAAACTATTGACCCAGAAAGTCCAAGTAGTGGTCTTGCTAGTATTATGAATTGTAGATATGTTTATATGACTGAACCAGATAAAAATGAAGAATTAAATAATGATGCTTTAAAATTACTTTCTGGTGGTGATGAATTAAGTTACAGAAAATTACACGAAAATATGCAAAAGAGAAAACCAGCTTTTACATTATTTTTACAAGCTAATCATATTCTTAATGCTGATAGTTATGATGATGCTGTTTGGAGAAGATTAAAATATTTACATTTCAATCAAACTTTTAGAGCTGACCCAAATTTGGAAAAAGGAGAAAAACAAGCTGATATTACTTTGAAGAAAACATTTACAAATGACATTAGATTTAGACAAACATTTATTCATATTCTTCTTAAACATTATAATCCACTTTTGAAAGATACAACAAATATTAAGAAATATATTAATGAAGCAAGAAATGATTGTGACTATATCCAAGAATATATTGATAATAACATAGAACAAACTGATGAACTTGATAGTAATAACTTTCTATGGAATTACAACCAAACAAAATTCATTACATTCAAAGAAATTAAGAAAAGATTTAAGGCATGGTATAAAACAGAATTTGATGAAGAAGATAATACTAAACCAACAGAACTTAAAAATCAGTTTGTTGCTAAATTAGATAATCATAAGAAAACTCATAAAACTAAAATGTATGAAGATAATTTTGGTGATATTGTAGAAATTAAAACATCAACAAATAGAACTAAACAAAAAAATTGGGGAGAATGTTTTATTGGTTATAAATTTAGTATGGGAATTGAGGAGGAGGATGAAACACACAGCGATTTAGATATGTAGTTACATTACGAGATTATTATAGCATAATCAAATATATTTATTTTTTCTTTTTTGGACTTTTTTTTTTACTTTTTGATGGTTCATTATATGCACTACCAAAAACTTGTTTTGGATTAACTTTTGGTTTTTCTTTTTTTTTCATTTCTCTTTCCACCTTTTTCATTTGTTTATTCATGCTTGTTCCTTCTTCTTGATGGATACAGCAACCAACTTTCCCATTTTTTTCAGTATCACTTATATGTTCTTGTAACGATTGATACGGCATTATCTTTTATTATAATAAAAGATATAAATTTTTGAATAAAATTATTATAATAAAAATAATATCTTTTATTATAATAAAATGAGTTTGATTACACTTAAATCGGTAAATAGCGAACCAGCTTACAATTTCCAAAACTATTTTAGGGAAGCAATAACATTTACTAAACAATCCACTCTACAATTGGTTTCCATGTTGGTAAATTTAGGTGATGCTACTTTTAACATAGTAAGTGGTGTTAATGATACTTTTATATTTAGATTGGGTGAAACACAAAGATTTTTTCTTAAAAATATAGTTATTCCAGAAGGTACTTATACTGGTGGAAAATTAGCTCAACTCATAGCTGATGAAATGAAAAGACAAAATCTAGTAAATGGTTATACCTTCAATACTGGATGGGATAGTGACAAAAAACAATTTATTGTTGGATGGGAAAATAGCCAAGTTCCAGATGCTACTGGAAATGAATGGACTATACCAGCATGGTTAGGTTCAAGAGATATTACTTTTACAGATGATGTAAATAGTAAAGTTATGAGAGCACAAAGAAATGCTACTGATAGTGCAACAGATTATAAAAGTGGATGTATAGCTACACATCCTTATTTCTCTAATGGTGGAACAACTATTGTTGATATTCCACCAGCAGCATCTGGTGATGGTTATGGTTCTGTATTAGTTGGATTTTCTCGTGGTGTTATGGCTTACCCAGAAAGTTATGGTTACGACCCAGTAGCCCAACCACATTCAAGAATTAGGTTATTTGCTGGAACACCAGTAGTTGATACTTATATGGAAATAAAAGCAGATTTAGCACTTGGAACTCCAAATACTGGAACTAAAATAAGAGTAGTTCAATTAACACAAGTCCCAGGAACTAATTTTCCTAATGCTGGATGGTTACAGATGAAAACACGAAGAGGACCACAAGATATTACTACTTTAACTGGTTGGGGTGGTTTTAACCATGGAACAGACCATTTACAATTAAAATTTACAATTACTAATAATTATACTATGACTTTTGAAATAGCACACGATACAGCTGGTGATGGAAATTATGTAAATAATGTAATTTTTAATGCATCTGGTGGTACTTGGAGAAGTACAATAAAAGAAACCTTTTATCCTCTTGTTCCAGTTATTATGATGGGTGGTTCTACCCCTACTAATCCATCCCCAGATATTAAAGTTTCTGGTATTTATTTTGAAGATGATAGTGTTGATTTATCTACTGGGGTTGGATTAACCCAACAACATAAAGATGCCGTAGCTGATGATTTACAACAAACAATTGACCCAGTTAAAGAAGGAGAAGGTAAAGAGTTACATAATACTTTACATAGAAATATTGTTGATAGTAATACTGGTAGTCAAACACTTGATTTAGCTGCTCCACCAGCAGACATGAAACCAGCCCAATATTTCCAATTTGGAAGTGTAACTGATGCTGATTTTGCTGGTGGAGGTGGAACAATTCCAGATAGTAATAAACCACCAGCAGGTCAAATTAATTTACCAAATATTGCTGGAACTCTTGGAATGGAAAATGTTTTCTATTATCCATCAAAACAAGATACAGAGAGAAATTTAACATCTACTAATGCACCAGAAGGTAGTAACCTTGTAGCCCCAGGAATGTTGGTAGAATTACCAGATTTTAATATTCAAAGTTATAATGGTGAAACTGGTGATGTTATGAAGACAATTTCCGTAGTACCAAAAGAAGACCCAGAGAGTGGTGAAGATACAAAACTAATTACCTATGAAAGTAAATATCCTATTAAGATTAAATGTAACATGCCTACTACTCAATCTATAAATAATATCCGTGTAAGAGTTCGTGAAGAAAATGGAAAATTCGCTCAATTTTTAGCAACTCCAACACAACTTACATTATTAAAAGAAGATGGTGATAGTGACATTCAACAAGTTAAAGCTCTTCTTGAAAGACAACAAGATATTAAAAGTGAAAGAATATTAAATGATATAACCAGAGTAGGTCAAGAAATGCCTATGATGGGTATGTATCAACAAGATGTAGCTGGAAATTTAGTTAAATCTTAATTAGTAATTGATTTTTTCTTTTTTATTTTCCAATAAATTTCTAAAAAAACATTTTAGAAATTCTAATTTTTTGAATTATTTATTTTTAGAAAAATTTATTTTCTAATAATAAAATATAAACATGGACTTATTACCAGAACTTGCAGATACGATTGAAGATGACATGGAGAACCTTGGAATGAGTGACAAAACCGAACCAGTAATCCAACAAGTTGAGGAGATAGATAGTTCCCCATTTATTGAGAAACCAACTACTAAAAATACTAAACCCCAGAAACAAGAAAAAGTAAAAGAAATTACTGATACTGAAACTGAAAGTGATGTAGTAGAAAAACCCAAAAAAACTAGAAAACCTAGAAAACCTCTTACTGATAAACAGAAAGAAACATTAGCAAAAAATAGAGCAAAAGCACTTGAAACAAGACGATTAAAAGCAGAAGCAAAAAAGAAAGCCGTTCAAGATGCTGTTAAGAGTATTGATGAAAAAAGAAAATCCAAAAAAGTGCAACAAAGTAATCTTGATAATATCCAAAATGATGTTATGGAAAAAGAACAACCAAAAGCTAAAACTGAACTTGATGTAACATTTAATGAAAAAATTAAAGCTAATCAAGAAGAAGAATTAAAAAAGAAACATGAAGATGAAGAAAAACATTTTATGAGATTTATGGAACATATGGAAAAATTTAATACTATGGTTCATACTTACAACCAGAACAAACCCAAACCTAAACCTCCACCTCAACCCCAAAAACCAAAAATTCACCAAGCTAAACCCCAAGTTACAAAACCTAAACCAGTAGCAAAACCTACTATTATTACTCAACCTTCTCAACCTTTTGAGAGTGACAACTGGTTTGGTTAAGTTTTTCTATTATTTTTTTGGAAGACATCTTTTTTAACCGAAGACATAAATTTTCACATAAATTTCAACTTTCTTATATATACTATACATATTCCAAATCCTAAATTTCACTCAAAATTTATGTCTTCCGTATAAATTTATGTCTTCCAATTTTTTGGAATTCAAAAGATAATTTAAGTTAATTAAAATATCTAATAATATAATAAAATATGGAAGTTCAAATATTGAAATCAACATCAAAAGGTAAGAAATATACAGCTATTTTTTACAAAGATGGTAAGAAGGTAAAAACTACACATTTTGGGTTTATTTCAAAAAGTGACCCAAATAATGATTATACTAAACATGGAGATGATAAGAGAAAAGAAAGATACTTGGATAGACATAGAAAAAGAGAAAATTGGAATGACTATATGAGTGCAGGAGCATTAAGTCGTTGGATATTATGGAATAAAAAAACATTAAGTTCTTCCATCGCAGATTATTTAAAAAGATTTAAATTACGGAAATATAAAAAATAAAATATCTTATTTAATATATATATAAAATGCCTGATGCAAAAGTTCTAGAATTGTTTAGTGGTACTCATAGTATTGGAAAAGTAGCACATAGTCAAGGATATAAAGTATATTCACTTGACAGAGATTTAGGTGCTAAATGCCCTATGGGAACTGATTATGAAAGTTTTAAACATTTCAAAGAAGATATAATGAACTGGGATTATAAACAATATCCAGTTGGTTACTTTGATGTAATTACAGCTAGTCCAGTATGTTTATGGTGGAGTGGTTTGAGAAGAACATGGATTGGTAGAAAATGTAAATCTATTCATCCAACAGAAACAATTACAGCAGAACATATTGATGGAGATATTGATAAATATGGAAAACCCATGTTAGATAAAGTAATTGAAATTATTGAATATTTTAAACCAAAATACTGGTGGATTGAAAACCCACAAACTGGAAGGATGAAACATTATATTGAAGAAAAATACCCAAGTTATAATACTTTTTATGATGTAGATTATTGTAAATATAGTGACTGGGGTTATAAAAAGAGAACTAGATTTTGGACTAATATAACTGGATTTGAACCAAAAAAATGTAAGAATGATTGTGAAAACATTATTGAAATAAAAACACAAAAAGATGATAAAAGAGGAAAAGAAAAAATTAAAAAGGAAACTAGAACATTACATGCTAATGCTACATGCTGTGGAAGAAATGCAAAAAGTATAAAAAGTGCTATTGAAAAGGATGAAGTAATACAATATTTTCATCCTCAAAATTTATGTAGTAACGAGATAGTAAAAGATGGAGATAAATATGTAAAAGTAAATACCAAAGCTTTAAGAGAAAAATATAAAGATGTTGAAAGAGTAAAAAATTTTAAAGTTTTAAAACATCACAAAAAAAGTTTTGGTTCTAAATTATCTACACAAGTTTGTGTTGGTGGTGGAACAAGTAGATTGGAAAGATATAGAATTCCAGAAAAATTGATTTTAGATTTTTTCCAAAAAATAAATATCTTATAATATAATAAAATGAGTGATAAGTTTGACCTAACCATTCTTCCAGTAAAACCAAGTGGTACTGAAAAAAAATTAAAGAGGGAAATGCACCCCAACTTACCAGATATAGCCACAGGACAACTTGGAATACTTATATCACCAGTTAAAACTGGAAAATCAACAATTATTTCAAATTTACTTTTAAACAAAAATTTCTTTGCTGAAATGTTTGATATTGTTTATATTATATCCAATACAATTCATAACGACCAAACAAGTAGATTTTTAAAAGAACAATTCCCAGATACAATTTGGGATGAATATAGTGACAATATAATTGAAAATATTATAAAATATCAAACATCATTTCCAAAAGATAAACAACCATTTATAGCTATAATTTTGGATGATTTCTTGGGTATAAAAAGTAAAGCTCAAATTTATAATTTAGCTACTAGATTTAGACATTATAATATTGGGTTACTATTATTTGCCTCACAATTGTTTCGTGGATTACCAGCGGTTATAAGACAAAATGCTACTTTTGCTATTTTAGGAGGACCAAATCCAAATCATAAAGAGTTACTTAAAATGAGTGAAGAATTTGGAAGTAGATATGGTGGAGATGAAAATTTCTTAAAATTGTATAATGAAGCGACCGCAAAAAGATATAATTTTTTATATCTAGATTTACAAAGTAATCCAAGTAAAGCATATAGAAATTTTACAGATTTAATTTATGAAAATACTAGTAACATGGATAATACGGAACAAATTATGAAGATTAAAGATAAGACAGAGAAAGAATACGATGGTGACATTCAACATGAATAATTTTAATTTAAATTTACTAAAAAATAATTATTATAATAAAAAATATCTTTTATTATAATAAAATGAGTTCTTCCAGAGGTTTAAGTGATTATATGAATACTATATCTACCTTGGGTTCAAATGTTGATAATATCAATAGTTACATAGCCCAGAACAATAATGAATTTTTCCAAGATTGGAGAGCAAAAGTTCAAAACGATATGGCTGCTGTAAAAACAAAAGCAGATGCTGCTTTTCATACTGCCGAAGGAATAGGTGGTGCTTATATGGGAGCAAAAGCAGTAAAAGCTGCTTATATGAAATTTAAAGGTGGAAAAGAAACACCAGAAGATAAAGGAGCTGATGCAGAAGGTGACGGAGCAGAAGCAGACCAAAGTGAAGCAAATGATATTAATGAAGAAGATGGAACTGCTGGTGATAGTGTTGAAGGAACACCATTAGATGATACACCAAATGAAGGTGCTGGAAGTTCTTTTACCGAAGCCCCAAGTGACAATTTACCAGCCCCAGGAGAAAGCATGGAGTTACAAGATGCTAGTGAATTTGGTAGTGGAGCTGATGATGCAGCAGCCCCTTTAAGTGAAACTATTAATGCCCCAGCAAGTGTAGGAACACAAGCCCAAAGTCAAATTTTAGATGCTGACCCAGAAGCAGGACCAGGGGGTTTAGGTGGTGAAACTCTTACTGGTGACACCGCTGGTGAAGTTGGTGGTGAAGTTGGTGCTGATGTAGGAGCTGATGTAGGAGCTGGTGCTGGTGCTGATGCTGCTGCTAGTGCCGCTGCCGCTGCCGCAGGAGCTGGTGCTGATGCTGCCGCAGGAGGTCTTGCTGCTGGTCTAGGAGTTGCTGCCGAAGCCATCCCAGTTGTGGGAGCATTAGCTGCTATTGGATTTGGATTATATGAATTATTCCATCCTCATCACGACCCTCCAAAACCAAAACCTCCTCCTCCTCCTACTAGTGTTACAGCAGCCCAATCTAGTTTAGTATTACCTTCTTTTGATAGTGTAGTAGATACACCAGCTAGTGCTGCTGCTTTTTAAAATTTTTTTAATTAATTAGATTTTTATTAATATCTTTTATAATAATAAAAATGTTTAGTTGTGTTTTGTGTGAAAAAGAAACCATGTATGTTAATAAATTTTGTGACAAATGTAGGAGAATTAAACATCTAATAAATTTATATGATGATAGAGTTTATGAGGTATTAGAAGAAGTGCTTGTTAGAACGGAAGATAAACAAAATAATAAAATTAAAGAAGAAGTTAAGAAAGAATTAAAAAAGAAAAGTGACTATAATTTAAGAAATAAAGAATAATTTAATCAATATATTTTTTCAAAAATAAAAAAAAATATATTAATTATTTTAAAAAAAAAAATATATTATTATATATATAAAAAAGATGTTTAAAGCCAACCCAGCTCAAACTTATGTTCCTGCAAAGTCCCAGTCCATTAAACCAGAAGCCCAAGTGGATTATGGTAGAAATGTTCGTAACGACCCCAACCAAATTAGATTTCTAATTCCTCAATATTTAGGGTTTATTGACCCAAGAGAAACTTACCTCAAATATAATTTTGTAATGGAAGGAAGAGGTCAATATAAACCAGATTTTCGTGCTGGTTTTCACTCACTAATTCGTGATTACCGAATTCAAGATGGTACTGGAAGTGCTACTCTTGAAGAAGTCCAAGATTATAATGTTCTTACCGCCAACTGGTGGGGATATACTGGTAATAAATCCATTAATGATAAAAGAGATTTGATGGAAGGTAGAAGTAGAACTAGTGACCCAGCAGCCCAGTTATTTTTTGGTGCTAAACCAGATTGGGCTGATGCAGCGGTTACTGAAACTTTTGAAAGAAAAACTATTGAAGCATTACATCCTCTTTATTCTGGTATTCTTTCTGGTGAAAAAGTTTTCCCAGTTGTTGCTACACAAGGTCTTCGTCTTACCATGAACCTTGATTTACTTAATAGGTCAGTTATTGATACTTTGAGTGGATTAGGCGACCAAGAAAATAATGTAGTTTTAAAAGTAGCAAAAGCTGTTGGTGATGATGCAAAAGCAGCAGCAGATAGTGAATTTAGTGTAACTATTAGACAACCAAGTGATAGTCCCCATGGTCGTGGTGTAAATCGTGGTGCTTTACCTAGTGATAATAACCCATTTGATATTGGTGATATTCTTTATGTTGCTGATTTCACAACTGGTGCTAATGAGGAAACATTAGGAGTAATTCAAGGTTTTGATAAAGATGGTGATGGTGACCTTGAAATTAAATATATTCCAAATCGTGCTACTACTGCTGGTTTAACCAAAGCCCATCCTATTGATAGTCATATTTTTTACAGAAAAGAAGATAGACAAAAAGTTAATACTTTTGCTAATGTTCCAGCAGCAAATGTTGCAAATAATGTTCCAGTAGGTTACACAATTAGTGACCTTGAAATGGTTTGTAGTGTTGTTTCTCCACCAGCAGAATATGTTAGTAAAATGGTTAAACAAATTCAGTCCTCACAAGGAATGAGTTTAGATATTAAAACTTATACAAATTATCGTGTTAATCTTACAACCAAAAATGGTCTTACTAACCAGCTTATCCCAGCAACCCAACAGAGAGCTTATAGCATTTTATCTGTTCCTCTTGCTAATGGATTACAGAGTAATTTATCAGTTTCTTCTTTCCAAGGTGACACCACAGGACAGCAAGATTACCAGTATGTCTATGGTGGTAGTTTAATTCCAGATAGACCAGTTCAGTTACAGAGATATACACAAGCTGTTCCAAAAACAGAAGCATTACATCTTATAGAACTTGAAAAAGCATTAGTAAATTGTGGATTACTTGTAAGGGATTTACAGCAAGTACCAGAAAGATTTTTAATTGGTCGTGGATTTTCAAAATACGGACAAGTTTTTAACCTCATGCCTCGTGACCTTTCCCTTCGTGTCAGTTATGATGGTGTTGGTGCAAATGATAGTGAAAAACTTTACGACCATTTCGTATGTGCTTTACGAAGAATTCAAATATCACCAGCTGGTATTCAAGTTATGTTCTAGATTTACAAAAATCATATTTTTCTTTTAATTTTTTAAATTTATCATATTTCTTGATTATTTCAAGTATATATCTATTCATTTTTTTAGTATCATCAAAAATAATATTATAATAAAAAAATATCTTTTATTATAATAAAATGTCTAAAAGTAATCATATTCATAGGTTAAATCAAGAAGCAAATTTCTTACAATTAAGAGAACAAGAAAAACATACAGATTTACTTACCAATATTAAAGGTGACATAGATAGTAATAATGTAAATACATCTCAAATAGATGCTAAAATTTCAAAAGGAAGTGAGGATACATTACCAGAAGCCCAACAGGTTTGTATATATGCACGAAAAGATGCTACACCATCTGGTTTAAGAGCATTAAAATCAACAAATGACGGAACATTATTTGTAAAAACCAATCATACAGCATTTAATAAAGATAATGAGATAGTAGCAATTCCAGCATCTGGGACTGGAAGTTCAACAGCTATTGTAACACAAGTTGTGGATGTTTTAGGTATAGCAGCCACCTCAACAAATCAAACAGATGTAATTGAAATTTATGTAAGTAACGACGATGTCAGTTATTATCCTACAAATATTAAAGGAGTTACTGGTGGTGTGGTTTATGCAGAATTTCATAATCCAGCATTTCATTATTACAAAGTGGTTCAAACAGATACTACTGGTTCTCCTCATACATTTAATTTAATTTGTTCCAAGAGATAAGAAAACATATAAAAATTTAAATTTTTTCATTTAATTAATTTGAAATCTATAAATTAATTAAATTAATTATAAAAAAAATATCTTTTATTATAATAAAAATGAGTATGTCTGTTGAAGCAATTGAGAAAGTGGAAATCTTACCCATGAACCCACCACCCAATAGTAGTTATTCTTTCAAGAACGGAAACCCAATAGTTCAGTTTGTTATAGCTAGTGCTGATAAATTACTTTTAGGTTCTTCTTTGAGATTAAATGGAACATTAAGAGTTAATGAAGGTAATAGTAAAGAAAGTACCCCAGTATTAGCAAATAATGGAGGTGACCCTGGTGCTGGTGATGGAAATAAAGGAGGAGCAAGAGCAGCTATTGCCCTTTCTTCTCGTGTTGGGGTTCATTCAACCATCCAGCAAATTACTTTAAGTAACCAAGCAAATCAATCATTAGAAGTTGTAAGAAATTATGGAAGATATTTAGCATCAGTTTTACCATCTACCCACTCACAGCTTGATATGGATAGTAACCTAGCATGTAAATCACTTAATGCATCTAGAAAACAAAATGGAGCTGTTTTAGTAAATAATGATGTAGGATTTTCTATTCCTCTTCTTACTGGTATGTTAAATAGTGCTAATCCAATTCCACTAGGACAAAATGGTATTAGAGGTATGATGATACAATTAGAACTTGCCCCAGACCAGATGGTTCTTTCTGGATATGAAGATAGTACTGGAACTGGTGTAAATAATGCTACTGATAATGGAGGTGCTTTTTACCAGTTAAGGGATTTATCATTAACTTATGATTTAGTAATTCCAGATGAAAGTGGTAGAACAGCTATGGGAACTGCTGCTAGTGGTGCTTTCCAATATAATTCAGTTCAAAATCTTTATTCTGTTATTAATTCTAGTGACACAACCCAAGCATTAAATTTAGGAACATCAAATACATTATCTGTAATTCATAATTTTATTCCTACAACTCATATAAATAATTACGAACAAGATAGTTTTGCTACTGAAACATTACTTAACCAAACTGGTGGTGTCTATAATGCTGCTGCTAATATTAAAGAAGTTAGTTACATGAAGAGTGGTGTTAAATTTCCACTTGATTATGAAATTGATACAGAAATTCAAAGTAATGAAAACCGCCCATTAACATTACTCAAAAAAGAATATAATAATGCTATTAAGCCAATTAATCTTTACAATCATTCATTACAATCACTTAATACAGATAATGGATTACCAACAAAAACTACTATTCAAGGAAATGAAAAATCTAAATTTACAGATGCTGACCCAGACAAAGTGTTTGGTTTAGGTGTCAATTTTGACCCAGTTAGTCGTGTTGGTGTAGATTATAAAACACAACCTTATTCAGTTAGAATTAGAAGTAACTTGAATGGTTCATCACCAAATTCCATATATACTTACACATTAGCAAAGAATACCCTTTCATATTCTCCAAATGGTGTTATGGTTTCCTCATAAAGAAATATTTAGTTTTTTATTTTTATTCTAAAAATTTTAATTATACTTTTGGTAAAAAAATATAATTAATTAAATTAATTATAAAAAAAATATCTTTTATTATAATAAAAATGAGTATGTCTAATGGAAGCAATATGAAATTACCAGCAGCTTTGATGACTAAACCAATTCCTGCTATTTCAACTATGAATATAGAAACAAATATACTTGACCCACTTATAGTAAATAATAGTTTTGCACGATTTGTATTAGAAAGAAAGGGTATTCTTGATGCTGGAAGTACTTTTACTTTCGCCGTTACTTGTGATGCTGCTGCTGATGCTGATGATAAAGCATTTTTACCAGCAAGAACTGGGATAAATTCTTTAATTAAACAAGCTGTTCTTAAAGTTGGAACAAAGGTTTTAGCAACATCTACTGATTTTAATTATTATGAAACTATGAGAAGGCAGTTTAAAACTTGTGAAGAAAAAGCCCTCAAAGACATGATTAAGGTTGGAACTATGGATAATCTTGAACCAGAGAACTCTGGTAATGGTTTATATCAAATGGCTGATACACAATATCCAACATCTCTTCCAGCAGCTACTGATGGACTTGTAAATAGTTTTATTTCTATTAAGAGTGACCCAACCACAACACCAGTTTTTCAAGTAAAATTAAGTGACCTTTTCCCTATGGCTAGAAATCTCCAATTACCACTTTTTGTTATTAACGAACAAGTAAGTGTAGAATTTACTTTCCAAACACAAGGTGCTACTGGAAAAGGTAGTGTTGTATCTTTTGCTAGTGGTTATACTGGTAGTGAAGCAATAAGTGTTTCATCTTTGAATTGTCAATTTTTAGCAGATTATTTAACTTATGATGATGCTACTATGGATGAAACAGCCCAGATGGTAATGAGTGATACTGGTATGATATTACCTTATGAAGACCTTTTACTAACCACAGCTACTCTTCCAGCAAGTGCTGCTACTACAAAATCTGTAAGTGATATTGCTGTTGCTAATAGAAGGGTTCGTGCTATTTTGTTACATCAAAGCTCTAATCTTACTAATGCAATTCTTGGTAAATATGCTAGTCCAGCAGCTAATATTCCAGAAGCATATAATTTAAGAATAAATGATGTTTTATATTATCCAAGACCAGTCCAGAGAGAAGCTACTAAATATACTCAATTATCACAAGTATTTGGTGTTGATTTAAATGTAGGTAATGCTGAATATTCACTTGATACTATTACTAATAAACAAGATGCTACACATCCAATTAATAATCATGTAATTGGTGTTAATACTTTTGCAGGTCACAACCAGCAGGTATTAGAAGGACAACAACATTTTGTTGGGGTAAATCTTTCTACATCACCACTTAATATTCTTGGTACTGGAACTCTTGTAGGTCAAAAACCAATTCAGTTTGAGATTGATTATTTCAATACAGCTATTAATGGTCCAGCAAGAACTTTAAGGTTTTATTCACTTGTTGAAAGACAATTTACTCTTAAAGGTGGTAATGTATTTGTAAGTGCTTAAATTAAATATTTTATTTTATCTTATTTTAACTTTATATTTTGGAAGACATAAATTGGTGACGAAGACATAAATTTAATGGTAATTTTTATAATTAAGAAAAGTAATGTTAATTATAAAAAAATTAAAAAAGTATAAAAAAAGATGTCTTCCAGTCCAAAATATGTCTTCCATAATTTAGAATAAATCTTTTAAAAATAATATCTTTTATTATAATAAAATGAGTTCTAAAACAATTATCATAGAAAGTAATAGGAATATAGCTTATGAAGAAGAATATAAGAACATAACAATACAAGATGAAAATTTAGACCCCAATAAAAAAATTCCTAACTTTCGTTGGAAAACACATATAGGTGAAGGGGTTACTATAAATACTGGCGACCAAATACAACTTGAAGCTGCTATGATTAATGCAGTTGGTGGTGGTGAAGGAGTTATGGAATTTTTAGGTAATAGTGCCTTGGGACAAACTGATAGTTTGGGGTTAGTTGATAATCAAGCAACTATTGGATTACAATATTATTTAGCTGATAGGAAACAATTTAACATGCCTTTTCCCAAAATGGGTAGTGTAGTTAATAGAGCAGACCATAGAGCTGTTGATTTTGGAGAACTAGACTTTACAACATATCATAACTTTTTAAAAAATTATTACACACAAGGATTAGAAGGATGGTATGCTGATGGTGACCCATCTAGTTGGAAAGAAATATCTTCTTTTACAGCTAATCATACCAAAAGTCGTCCTAATAGTGCATCTATACAACCTTCTAGTACTAGATTATTTATTATGTCAAGAGATTTTGAAGGTTACTTTGTTCCAGGAACAGACAGATTAGAAAATAATAGATTATTTGCTACTGAATTTGAAATTAAAGTCCCAGAAGGTTTTAACACACCAGGAGCTTTGGGTGAAATAATTACAGCACAATTCCATGCTAGATTGGGAGCAGCAGATAGTTGGGAAAATACCCCAGCTGTTCCTCAAACTTTTTTTATAGATAGTGGAAGTCATTTAAATGGTTTCGCACAACCACAAGTTAGTGATAATTGTATGAGATGTTTTCCTACATTAACTGGTAGATTATGTTACGGAAATCAAGCAGCAGATGGAGATGAAAGTAACGGAATGGGAGTTTATCAAGCTTGTGGAAAATTACCAGGAATGGTAAATGAAGGTGACAGATATACAGAAGCAGGAGGTAAAGCATGTTATTATTCTTTTATGATGACTGGAATACCAGAAAATATACCATATTTTCAAGTCCATGCTAATATATGTTCTAATTTTTGTTCCTCACCAGTAAATAATACTAAAAAATTAGATGGTGTTTTTACTGGACCAAATCCAGATGCTAATGGTGTAGGAGAAATGGGTAGAGGAGGATTATTACTATTTGATGACCTTGATTATGATACTAGTGAAAATATTAATTGTATATTTAAAAATGTAAATCCAACAACTTTTGATGGAAATACAAAAGTGGTAAATAGTGTTGCTAATATGAAAATACTTACAACAAAAGAAAATGAATTAATTGTATTAAATTTAGCTTTCACAGCATCAAATGTAGCTCAATTAGGTTTCTTGTTAAGACAAACAGAACAACCTATTGGGGTAGAGAGTGCATCTGTTACTATTGACCCAAGTAATCCAACATATTTAAGAGCACTTGAAAGTGAATTATATTATGGAAGAAGTAGTGATAGTGATTGCTTACCAGCAACTAGATTAGCAGTAAATCAAACAAATCCAAGAGCAGTAAGTTTAGTATTAGCAGGAAAACAAGCAGCAATTCCAAACTCTTATCCACCACAAAATGTAGCAAATATTCAAGGAGGAGCAAACCATCAATATACTCTTGGTGTTCCACAAAATTTACCATTTGGTGGAGTAGGTAATAGATTAAGGTTTAGAACTAGACAAGTAAATAATGACCTTTTACCATCATCACCAAATTTTAATTGCACTTTACCAACTAATTCATGGTTTGAAATAAGAACAGATATTGGTAGAGTTGATTTATTTGAAGAAAGTATTAATATTGATTATGCAGCGGTTCAAAATTTTGCTGTTGTTCCAGTATTTCCAAAAGCAGGAACAGCTTTTGCTACTGAATTTGGACTAGACCCAAATATTCCTTTTTGTGCTATTGTTAGTACAAGACCTATACCAAAAACTGCTACTTATCCTTATCCTATGGTAGGTGAATATTTTGGTAGGTCACCACAAGTTACAGATAATAATTTCCATGGTATTATAAATACCCAAAAAACAGATAGTGCCCCAAGTGGAACATCTAAAACAATACAATATTTACAAGGAAATGTAAATCCTAGTATAGTTTCTCAAATTTATATGCCTTATGTCATGTTAGGGGCTGATAATCCTACATTAAATTTTGATGGTGATGTTTCAAGATTTGCTTTAAGTGAATTACACACACAGGTTAGAGCTGGTAATAAAATATTCCCATGGTTTCAAAACGACCAAGGACCGAAAAATTCTACACAAGCAGCAACCGAAGTTATAACTACTTTTGAAATAGAAGGTGCAATAGGATTTAATAGTGAAAACGACCAAGGAAAATTTCATCCTTTTATAGAAAATCAAATGAACCCACAAATAGGAGGAAACGATTTTATGACATCACAAGGTGGTATAGCTATATTTAATTTAACAACTAAAAACAAAGCTGGGACTGATATATTCCTAACACCATATAAACCAGATTTATTTAAGGGTACATTATTTTCTAAATTAGGATTTAGTATAGAACAATTAATACCATTTTATGGAAGACCTCAAAATGAATTTAATAGAGGTAATATTAGTTCTAGTTTAGGATTAAATGTTCCTATTAATGCAAAATATCAAAATATGATTTTACCTTTAACAACAAATTCTTATATATCTGGTGCTGTCAATCTTCCTATGACTAAATCACCAGCACAAGGTGGAACAGCTTTGGAAGTAATTGGTGGTGGTGTAGCCAGAATTACACAAACAAATACTAATGCTGAAAGTGACGAATTACAAGCAATTAATTTACCATCCAAACTTGATTATCCATATTTAGTAGTATATAGTGACATTATAAGAAATCCAGATTATTATGGAGGTAATACTGGTTTCACAAAATTACCAGCTATTGCTTATATTACAAGAAACTATGCAACTGGTGACTATTTTTATTCATTTGCTACAAATTGGACTTATACCGCAGACCATGATTATACAATAACTGATATAACAACTGATATTAGATTACCTAACGGACAACCAGCACCAATTAACGAAAATTCTAGTGTAATATATAAAATAACAAAAGTTCAAGCTATGCCTCCTCCACCGCCTTTGGAAGAAAATAAAATGTCACATAATAGTAAGAAGGATGGAAAAGAAAAATAGTAAAATAAAAGAATATCAAAAAAAGTATTACGAAAAAAACAAGGATAAAATTTTGGATTATTCCAGAAGATATTATTATAAAAAAAAATATGATATGGATATACCACCAGATAAAAAGAATAAAAAAGAACCCTATGGAATGAGAATTACATGGGGTGAATTTATAGTAAAATTTGAATAATCAAAAATTTATTTATAATCTAATTTAATTATAAATAAAATGGAAGTAGTTTTAGAAGAACCAGTAAGAAGAAGTATTTTACAAATAGTAAAAGATTTCTTTAAAAAAATAAAATGTAAGTTTGTTTGTTGTAGTCACTCATCATGTAGCTACAACGAAGATAGGGAAAATTAAATAATATATCATAAAAGATTATTCTATGATATATTCTTTTTGGAGTTATAAGTTTTTATGGGGTGATATATATATGACAATACAGAGATACAACAAGGTGCAAACAAAGAATATATTAATAATCTTATAACTTAATATAATTTAGAAAATTTATATTATATTTTAAAAATGTGTTAATCAATATATCATATAGTTACTATTATATATAATAATATTGTTTTATGCTCCTTTAAGTACTATATTTTATACCTAGATTTATGTTAGATTTATATTTAGTTATTGTTTTATACTTAAAATAAACACAAATAAATTTATTTGTTCTTTAAATGGGGGTAAATCAATATATAATAATAAATCAAGAACAAATCTAGTATCATTATTATATAATATATTGACTAATAGTATATTATTTACTTGATTTATTCTTCTTTTTGTTTAATATTTTATTTCCAGACATATATGGAATTTCTTTTCTATATCTCATAAAATTAAATCCAGCATTTTTAGCTGTTTCAAAAGATTTATATTTTTTATTAACAAGTGTTCCTTCTTTTAGTTTTTTTAACTGGAAGTAACCTTCCTTTTTATTCTCAATTATTTGATAGGGCATTTTATTATAATAAAATATATTATTTTCTATTATAATAATAAAATGAGTAGTCCAGAACCAACTAATAAAACACTATACAATAAAGTAATGGGAGAGGCAAAGAAGAAGTTTAAAAGATTTCCAAGCTTATATGCTAATGCATGGATTTCAAAAGAATATCAAGCAAGAGGTGGTAAATACTCTGGAACTAAACCCAAAGTAACATCTACTAGTAAATGGTTTGAAGAAAAGTGGATACAGATAATACCATTCGTAAAATCTGGAAAAAAAGTAATTTGTGGTAGTGACAATAAAGACACCAAAGCATGTCGTCCTTCTAAAAGAGTAGATAGTAAAACTCCACCAACTATTCAAGAAATAATTAAAAAATACGGAAAAAAGAAAGTACTAGAATTAGCTGAAAAAAAGAATAAAGATATGAAAGGAAGATTGAATTGGGTTAATGGAACATTTAGTCCATCCAAAAAATAATCTTACATAATAATAAATGTTTGAACCTTTATTATTTTTTGCTGTGTTAGGAATGTCATATATGGTATGTGATATATTTTATTCAATATATAAATGTTGTTGTAAAAAATAAAATTGTTTAATAAAAATTTTACTTTAAAAAATGTCTTCTATATATTATATACAGAATAAAATGGAACTGCAAGAATTTTTGTGTGTTTTCCCTCAATCCCACGACCAAGTGGTTAGATGTTTGAAATATCAAACATTTAGAAGAAAATATTATGAACTACTTGATACTGGTGAAATTCAAAGTAACAAAAGAAGTATGTATCCTAGATTAAATGGTTCAACAAAAAGAGGTTTTAAAAGCTGTGAAGAATTATATGAAAGAGTAAGTATTTTAACAAATACAAATATTAGTAAAGATTATAATATTGATATATTAGATATAATCCACTTTTGTAAATATGTGGGAACAACAGATGATGAAGGAAATAATAGTCCATATTATAAACCTTATGATAAAGAAGGTGGATTTTTATTATTTACTTGTAGGTGTGACACATATATTAATAAACTTGGTTTGGAAGTAAAACAATTGGATGATTTTATTGATGATGAAGATATTACATTTCAACAAGCTATAATTCAAGATGTCATCATGGGGTCACAAGAACCAGAAGAACAAAATAAAGTTGATATATTAGTTCAACATATCAAACATCAAGAACTAACTAATGATGAAATCCTACAACTAATAAAAAGAATACTTTAATTATAATAAAATATCTTTTATTATAATAAAATGAATTTAACTGAATTACGGAAGTTAGTATCAAAGTTAAATAAAGATGACAGAATAGTTGGAGTTTGGAAAATGAAAAAACCAGATATTATTGCTGCTCTCAAAAAAGTAAAATATGATGTGGATGAAGATAATAAACGATTAGTTCCAAGTGTAGCTATGAAGAGGAAGAAATTAATAAAATTATAAAATATTATATAATATTAATAAAATGTCTTTTATAGGTGATAAAGATAGTGACAATTATGCAACTGATAAAAAAGGTTGGGAAATGATAAAAGAATATATACCAAGTGATAAAAAAATATGGTGTCCTTTTTATTGTGATGGAAAACAGAAGGAATATTTTAAAGATATTGGATTTGATGTATTACACGAAAAGAAAGATTTTTTTAGTTATATTCCAGAATTTGATATAATTATTGATAATCCACCATTTAGTAAATTTAAACCAATATGTAAAAAATTAAAAGAACTTGATAAACCTTTTATACTTGTTTGTCCTGCTAGAACATTACAGCTAAAACATTTTCAAGACCATTTCAAGGAACATTTACAAATATTAGTTCCAAGAACTAGACCTACATTTTCTCATTTAACAAAACCTACCAAAGGTTACACACCTCCATTTGGTGTTATGTATTTTTGTTATAAAATGAATTTTGACAAAGACCTTATTTTTTTAAATTAATGTTTTAAAATTCTTATTTTTAGAATAAAGATTTTAGTATTTATTCTAAAAAAAAATATCTTTTAATATAATAAAAGATGGATGTATTAAAAGATAAAATCAAATCTTCAAGAAATATCAAAGATAAATCTTTGAATGCTTATTTAATATCTTTACGAAAGTTACATGAAAAGATTAATCCAGATAAAGAATTTCCTAGTACTTTATCTTGGCTCAAAAATAAAGATAAAGTAATGGAACATCTAGTAGATATGAAATTAACTACTAGAAAAAACTATATAGCAGCAATCATAGTTGCTTTATCTACTGATAAAGAAAAGTATGAGAAAGAATTAAAAGAATATAGAGATGTTCTAGATGGTGTAGCAAAAGAATATAAGGATGGTGTTGAAGAACAAAGGAAGAGTGAAAAGGAAAGTGCAAATTGGGTTTCACTTGATAAGTTACGAAAAGTGATGAGGAAATACAAAGCTGAAATTATGGAAAAAGGATTACTTAAAAAAGATGAACTCAATAAGAAAGAAATGGATTTGTTACAGAAATGGGTTGTATCATCATTATATATATTAGATGACAACCCACCATTAAGAAATGATTATACTATGAAAGTTATTAGTAAAAGTGATTATGATAAATTAAGTGACAAAGAAAAGAATGATAATAATTATTTAGTTGTAAAATCAAGAAATAATAAGTTTTTTAGTTTAGGTGAATATAAGACAGATAAAAAATATGGATTAAAGAAGATTGATGTAGGAAGTAAATTAAATAGTGTTCTTAATATCTGGTTGAAATATAACAAATCTGGATATTTACTTTTAAATTCAAAAGGTGACCCCATGAATGCTAATTCATTAACTAAATATCTCAATAAAGTATTTGAACCTACTGGGAAGAAAATATCATCTACTATGATTAGACATATCTTTATTAGTGAAAAGATTGGAGGACCAACATTAAAAGAAAAACAAGAAATAGCTGATAAGATGGGACATTCTGTAAATACACAAGAGTTATATAAAAAACAATAAATAAATAAATTATTATAAAAAAAATATCTTTTATTATAATAAAAATGGCTAGTGAATGGATGGATTTTTTAGCAAAGTTTCGTAAGTCACACCCAGAGTTAAAGGGTAAAGAAGTTATGAGAAAAGCAGCAGTAGAATACCGCAAAAAGAAAGGCACAAAAGGTGCTGTTAATGTTTCTCGTGTCAAAACAGAACGAAAAGAAGGTAGAGGTGACACAAAAGATTTCACCACCAAAAAAGGTGATAAACTTAAAACTGGAACACGAAAAGGACAAAAAGCATTTGCAAAAGAAAAATAATAATTTTAAACATTTAAATAATATCTTAATTAAAAATATTTAAAAAAAAAATATATTATTTATTATATATATAAAATGATTAACCAAGATATTTGTGTTGTCGCTAAATCTGTTTCTCCAAAGTCAATCACTTATGAGTGTCCTAGTTGTAGAACAAAATACAAAAAAAATGGTTCTCCCACCTTGAAATCTAAACCAGTTATTCATAAACATGGAAACGAAACTCAAAGTGACGAAAACCGAACTACTCATAGAACTCATCATAAGTGCTGGAACTTTCCAGAGAATATTAATACTTATTCATCTGTAACCATTATAATCAATAATGATACAGAAAGAATAGGATTTTAATTTTTTTTAATTTTTAATAATATATCATCTATATTATTAAAATAATTAAATAATTATGCAACCATGGGTTGAGGTGACATGGGGATTTCTACTATTCCATTATCATACACAGCTTGTTTTTGATAAACTGGAATAAGGACTTTTTCAATCTCATAATTAAGATATTTTCTTTTTACTCGTCCTTCTACTGGGTTCATTAGATAGTAACAAGCTGAACGATTTAATCCGTATATCTCTTTTATTTGTGTTTGAGTAGTACAATATCTATTTTCAATAATGTTTCCATCATCATTTTTTACTTTCACTAAATAGTGATAATAAGAAGTATTTGCTGAATTTTTTGACCTAGGCATTTTATATATATAATAAATAATATATTTTTTTTTTTAAATATTTTTTATTTAAAATATATTTAAATTGATTATTTAGGAAAATAAATATATAGAAATTTTGTTTAAGAAATTTTAATTTATAGAAATATTAAAATTATTCAAAATAAATATATTTTAAATAAAACTATTTAAAAAAAAATATATTAT